TACGACCTCGGCTCGCCAATTGGCTATGGCCGCACCAAGCAGGAAGCGGTCGACGACCTTTTAGACCAGCTTGAGGAGATCGAAAATGAACGCTCTCGTCGGCCATAACAATCCCCCCGGCGCTATCGAGCTCGCCGAACCCACCATCGAGGCCCTGAGCCAGTTCCTCAAAGACTTTCCCGTCATTGCCAATGAGGAGGAGGCAAGGGAGGCAAAGCCTCACCTGGACCGCATGGCAGCCGCCCTGAAGGCGATCGATGACGAGCGCAAGGCCAAAGTCGGCCCGCTCAACGAGCAAGTGACAGCGATCAACGCCGAATATCACCGCTGGCACAACGCGAGCAGCAAGTCAGGCGTTTGGGACAAGCTTCTGATCGAGCTGCGGTCCCGCCTGACCGTCTTCGCCCGCAAGCTTGAAGCCGAGCGCCAAGCCGCTGCGGAGGCCGCCCGTGCAGCCGCCGTTGAAGCCGAGCGCAAAACCCGCGAAGCCGAGGAACGCGAACGGGAAGCCGCCGCTACGACCGCCGCGGGCGTCTGTGACGTGGATATCGCCGCCGCCTCTCGGGAGGCCAACCAAGCTTTCCGGGACTTCGGAAAAGCCAATCGGGCTTTCCAGTTGGCGGAACGGGAAAGGCGGGTCCGGATCGGAGGATGCTTCGGCAAGGTCTCCACTCTGCGGAACAAGGAAATCCTCACCGTGACCGACTGGAAGGCCGCCATCAGCGAAATGACCGACGACGGAGAGCTTCCCGCCGTCATCTCAGATGCGATCCTGACGGCCGCCAGGGCTTACCGGAAGGCCTTCGACCAACTTCCAGCCGGTATTCACGTTGAAACGGAGCGCACGCTATGAGCACCGAGCATACACCAACCCCTTGGTATCGCGTCGGCCATGATCTTCGTGGACGACAAGGGCCGATAGAGGTCTGTCCCGCAACAGCCCATGGCCTTACAGACGCTGTATTCATTCTCCGTGCCGTCAATTCCTATGGCCCTATGCTGAAGGCATTGAAGGCAATCCAGCGGGAGATGCGCCATGAGCATGATACTGGCGACGGCCATTTCTCAACGGCACAAGTAGAGGCCGTTGAAGCCGCCATCGTCCTTGCCCTAAAGGAGGACTGAGCCATGCCCATGATCACCGTAGCATCGATCGACACTGGACCTAAGAAAAGTAAGATCATCACCACTGAAGGGCGCCGTCTCGGCTGCTTCAACGACAAGCTTGCCAAGTGGCAAATTGAACAGGGCGCAAGCTATAACGTCGAAACGGTCGATAACGATTTTGGCACCAACATCGTCAGCGCCAAACGGGTGACCATGGGTCTTCCGGCGCCAAGCTCCGAGCCTTTTGTTTCAGGGACTTATCGGCAAGCTGGTCCTGTTTCGGCGCCGCCGGCTGGAGCTGTCTTCCGCACGCCCAAACAGCTATTCGTCTCGGAGGTCCTGACGGCTTACATCGCCGCCGGCCGTTGCGAGCCTCAGAAGCTCACGGAAACGATCAACTATATTGCCACCGCATGGGACTGCACACTCGGCGGCAATCCTCCCCATCAGCATTTGGAAGCAGCGGAATGAAAGCGAACATAACCATTAAATTACGGTTGCGAGATCGTCACGCATCGGAACTCAATCGGCAGGCCCGCGCCGTCAATTTCATTTGGAACTACTGCAACGAAGCGCAACGGCATGTTCTTCGCTGGGACCGCTGGCTGTCGAAATACGACCTGCAATATCTTACGGCCGGCAGCAGCAAGGAACTCGATATTCACGCCCACACGATCAAGCGCGTCTGCAATGCTTATGTCACAGCGCGCCGCATACACCGCAAGCCGTGGCTGCGGTGGCGTCACCGCAAATCGTTGGGTTGGGTGCCATTCAGTACGGGTCACGTCAGCTTCGACGGCGAATGCTTCACGTTCCGCGGCGTCCGTTATGAGACGATGCATCTGCGGGATGTTCTCAAGCCCAACATCAAGATACTCGCCGGAAACTTCAACCAGGATACCCGTGGGCGCTGGTATCTCAATTGCCCTGTCGAACTGGAATGCGCTGACCGCGCGCCGGTTATCCATACCGGTATCGACCTGGGTCTTAAAGACCTCGCGACACTGTCCAACGGCGACAAAATCGAAATTCCTCAATTCTACCGCAAGAGCGAGGAGCGACTCGCAACGGCACAGCGAGCGCGCAAGACCCCGAAGCGAGTACGCACAATTCACGCCAAGATCGCTAATCGGCGCAAGGATTTCCTGCACAAGGCGAGCACAAAACTTGCCAACGAATACGGGCTCATCATCATAGGCGATGTGAGTCCATCGAAGCTCGCCAAGACCCGACTAGCAAAGAGTGTGCTCGATGCCGGCTGGGCGGACTTCAAGCAAATGCTGGCGTACAAGGCACTTATGCATGGCGGCAGCACGCTTGAGGTCTCCGAGGCGTGGACTTCCCAGACCTGCTCAGCGTGCGGAGCACTTCCGTCGTCGCGACCGAAAGGTCTCGCAGGTCTTGGAATAAGAGAGTGGACTTGTAGCGGTTGCGAAACGACTCACGATCGCGACGTAAACGCCGCCAAGAACATTCTCCGATTGGGGCTGCAATCGCTCGCAGGAGGAGTCTGAGGTTCCAGGAGCAGCCAAAGCAGCGGAGTAAGAGGACTGATCCGGAAAGCGGGCCGCCAAGGTGCTTGCGACACCAAAGCGGCCCTAACCATCGCAACTCTAACCAGGAGAAAGAGTCACAATGGCTACCGACCACACTATCACGATTCCCTTGGAACTTCCCCGCGACGAAGCCGCCGCTCTGGCCCAGCTCGTCAAGCGCATCGGCTACAATGACTGCGTCGGACTGGCGGACCGTCATAAGAAGTACGACGGTCGTTGCGAAGCCGATGTCATGTGGGCGGCGGTATGCATGTTGCAGCGCGAGCTTGCGGAAGCGGGGTTTGCGCCAAGGTGAATCACTTCTGCTCGCTCGCGGCCTTAGCTGCCGCGAGCTGCTTTTCAAGCTCGGCGATGCGCGCTTGCAGATCGGTCACCTGTACGTAGCATTGAGCCATCCCATCGGCGTAGAGATTGCGCTGCTGCTGGTAGATGGGGGCAAGCTTTGAGGCATCTGGAATTTGCTGTGACAGAGCCGGCGTAGACAGCAAAGCTAAAAAAATAATCATACGCTCCATCATGTGTAGTTTCCACTCCTTTATCAACATCCTGACGTTGCCGTGATCAGACCGTTCGTTATCGTAATAGTTGCGGCCGCAGTCACGCAAGATTTACTGGCAAGCCCCTGCGTTCCATTCGTCCAGATGGTGCCTTGGATATTGATTGTGCCGGAACCTTTGTCGCCTCCAGTCGGAGCACCGATCTGCCAGCCATTGCTAACAACTCCGACAGGCGTTCCGTTGTTAGAGAACAGAAGACCTCCGGTTACCGCAGAAGACCACAATATGCTCGCCTGAGCTGCCGATGCGCCGGTTTGGTTAACTGCGAAAAAAGTACTCGTATTGGCAAGACCAGTGAGGAGTTGGAATCGGGCACTTGTAGACGTGGCGCTGGCAAGATTTTGTATGCCTACCGTAACGGAACTTCCTGATGCCGTGTCGGCTGCATAAAGAGGCAGCGCTGCCGATGATTGTCCGCTGCTGACCTGAACAGTACCGCCGGTGGCTAGCGCTGAAAGCACACCGCTTCCACTCGTCGCACCGTTAAGCGTCAGTGATCCGCCAGTTCCGCTGTTGATGCCAGATGTAATCGTACCGGCAAAAGCTGTGTTGGTCCCCGCGGCATTGACCGTCCAAGCGTTAGCGCCAAAGCCTGTATGAAAAAGACCAACTTCTCCGGACGCGCTAAAGAGATCGAAGGCCGCATTGTTATTGTCCCGTCGATTCCCTACGAAGCCGGAGCCGCTTCCGCTGGTGATAATACCGCTACCAATTGAAGTGAAGGTGCCGGTGTTAGTGAATCCAGCCGTTGCACCCGACCCGGTCGACGCAAATCCACTCGTGCCAAAATTCACTGGAACGCCGTTGGCAAAGTTGACCTGCGTCGTGCTGAGATCGGTATTCTGGGAAAAAGTCGTATTGCCGGTGACGTTGAGCCCATTGCCACCGCCGCCGGCAAACGTTCCCGGACAGGTGAAATTAGAACCGCCGGCAGTCGAGAGAACATAGCTGTTGGCAACGCTACCAATCAGCTTAGAGCTACCAGTAAACGTCATCTCGCCGTCGTTAATCCAGGCCGCCTTACTGATATTGACATCGGCGGATGCGTTAAGGAACGTCCACAGATTCGCCAGCGTGACGCGCATGTTCGCGCCGATCTGTACTTGGTTGGCGCCAGGCGCCCCGGTCACGAAGGTGACGGTCGTGCCGCCGACGTTGAGCGTCGAGTTATTAGCTGGGATTGTGCCATTCGACGTACAGCGGCCATATGCGGCTATCGCAGTGAAAGCCCCTCCGACGCTGGATTGGAACTGCGTCGGTAATTCCTGATCACGCTGAAGTAGAATGCCGTAATGCGGAAAAACACCATTGTTACCTATGAATGCATCAGCATTGTAGCCGATGCTGAATGCGCCAGAGCCGTTTTGGCTGACCAGAAACGTGGTTTTTGCATTCTGCCCATTGGCGAGATTGAGCAGCCCATAATTCGGCAAGCCGCCTCCCGACGTATCGGCCGCGACCATGAGGAACGATGGAACAATCATGCAGCATGGAATGTCGCCGCTGTTGAGACCACCCGGAATGCTCTGCCCGTCAGGAGCCTGCGAAAGCGTGCCGATCGAGCGCGCTACGCCGGCGCCGGTCACGAATTTATTGTTGGTGACGCCACTGACGCAGGAGGCTCCGGCGCAGCTATAGACGCCCTCCGCGGTCATCGCTTCAGTCGTGATAGACCCGTAAGACGGAGTGATCGTCCAATTGATCGGGCCGCCAGATACCAGCACCGTACCAGGCAGGAGTTTGTTACCGACCAGCGTCATGCCGGCCGTCAACGAGCCGCTTATGGTCGAATCGACCGTGAGCGTCGTTCCCGAGATATGGCCTGTGCCCGACCATGTCGGATTACCCGACATGGTCGGAACGCCGAAATTTCCGGACAGCGTATTCGGTGGCGTTGTCCACGGCGGATTCTGTATCGGATTTGGCGGGACCGCCTGACCGATTGCTGTCCCAACGAAAGTTGTGGAAGCGGCAGCGTTGCTACTATCGCCGCTTGATCTCGTCGGAACGATGCAGTTCGGATTCTGATCGCCGCAGCCTTGCGCATATGCTGGTGATGCCAGCCCGATGAGCAAGAGGAATATCGCAAGCGATCCGCGCATCAGACCAGCTCCAGGATTTGCAATGGATTATTGCTGCCGGTATCGGCAATGGCATTCCAGCCGCAATTGAATTGAACATTTGAATCGGGATTGTTGTAAAACGCCACCTGGGCATTGGGCAGAACGATAACGCCCTGACCGGCGACGGCCGTCTGATTTGCCGGCACAAGGGTGATCCTGATCGTGCCCGGATTTATGAAAATGATGCCGCGGCGATTCTGATTCGGACCGATGGCAGTCGTCTGGCCGGAGTTGCCGACAAGAACGAGAGAACCGACCGGCGACGTGATCGGAACATCAAGGCGGAGCTGTGCAACCGGCAATGGAGCGTTGAAGGCGACCATCAGTCTATATCCCTATCAGTTCGTTCGGTAGACGCCAGAAACAACGACGCGGGTAGTATCAGTGACCGGCGATGCCACATCGGAGAGAAAAAGCTGCACAGTGCTGCCGCTACAGGCACCGTCCACTCCTTTGCCGGAGTTGACTATGTCGCGACCGGAAAGCGCCCCGCCGTTGGTGGCAGCAGCGATCGGAAGCGTCACAATGAGCGCGCCGCCTCCCGTGCCATGGTCCGTGATCGTGATGTCAAGCTGAAGTTCAATCGCCTTGCCTCGCAAGAGATAGGCGGCCACGTTGATCGTGTACGACGTGATCGTACCGCTGCCGGAGGTAACCACCGGCACGTAAGTCTGAAAATTGAGGTCATAAAATTTGGAATTCGCCCCGGAAAGCAGGAATTGCGTGGTTATTCCAGAAATTAGATTGTCTTTACAAAAATTATTGTCGACAACGGAACCACCGCCGCCGCCATTGTTCTCAAGGAAGCCATATGTCGTCGTTCCGCCTTCGCTGATCGCGGTATTATTTGTGAACGTATTATTGTGGTTTTGCGCGCCCGCCGTGACTGTGTAGCAAATCATATCAGCAACATTGGGAATGGCGGCCGTTGTTGCACGGACAGCGCAATTGCGTAACACATTGTCGGCAACGATAGTGCCTTGAGACCAGTCGGCCAGAGCAATGCCGGACGAGTATGAGTTGATGAGCGTGTTGCCGACGATCTTGTTGAAGGTCGCGGTAATTGCCGTCCCGTTGATGGATATGCCGAAGTCTGTTCCGAGAGTTACCCAGGCGCCATGATTGCCGATGATCGAAGAATAAGAGCAGTCGGTAAGCTGGAATGCCTCATGCGAAGAATCGAGCGAATAGCAGCCGGAGATTTCCGAATAGGTCGCGCCTGAGAGGCCGAAGGCAAAGCCAGCTCCAGTGTTTCCCTTGGAACGGCAATTATTGATCATCAATCCATCGCCGTTGATAAGCTCGCAGCCGTATGTGTGGACACCCGTAAAGTCGCAATCCTCAACATGCATTCTGCTGAGATTTCCGCCGGTATCATCACCTTGGATGCAGACATTAAAACCATCATTAGTGCCGACGCATGTCACATCGCGAACGATCACGTTGGTGGCAAACGAAACGCGAATCGCGATCTCGGCTTCTCCAGTCATTAGAAGATTTGCGATGGTCAGATTATTGGAACCGGAAGAAACAATCGTCAAAGTATTGTTGAACAAGACGTTGTTGACATCGAATCCAAGCGTATCGATCTGAAGATTCGCCGTATTATTGGTGATCGATATCAATGCGCTGCCGCCGCCGTAGGCGCGGCGGGTAAATTTCAATACCGCGCCGCGCGATTCTCCGAAGAACCGCGACAATGCGGCGGGTATGGTCAGCACATCCGTCGCGTATATTCCGGCCGGAAAATAGATTCCCCGTCCTGTGCTTGCGGCAGATGTCATCGCGGCCGTGATCGCCACGGTATTGTCGGTCACGCCATCGGCAACCGCACCGAAGGCCGTCACATTGACATAATCGCTGCCGAGACCGAGAAGCGAGCGCGCTACGGCGATTGTCGATGCATCCACGACCGGCTGCATCGCGCTCGATATGAGCCCGGTTGCGGGAGTCGTTCCCGCAATGACGTTGCCCGAGCCGTCGAAAGCAAGTCCCGTATTGGCGCGCTGGGCCGCGGGCGGAAGCGTCAAGTTGATGGTAGACGGATCGACAATCGGAGCTGACAGGACGCGGTTCTGCGCCTCTTGGACCTGCTGAATCTCCATTACGGATTCATCGATCGCTGTTTCTGTGCCAGCTCCGAGTGTTTGAGTGGAAAGCTGATTTTGCAGGCTGATTGCCTGCGTGAGCGGCAGCGTACGGAAGATCGTAAGCGTGGTTCCAAGGGCGATCGGGGTGCCGCTTGGGTTGTAGGTGACGGTCCCGCCGACGCCCCAGATGGCGCCTTGTACAGGCGCATTGAGATTGATCTGGTATTGCGTCGCTCCGGAGCCTTGGCTAAGCGTAGTCTGGTTGCCGCTTGCGTCCGTGAAGATGACGGTAATATATTGTGCCGCGACTCCGATGAAGCCGAAGGTGAAGACGGTCTGTGCTCCGTTGCCGGAGACGATGGTTTTATTGCTGGCCGTGTTGACGGTCATGAGAAGAATTCCAGGGAGGTTGAGATGAGAGCTATTCTGCTACTGACGTGCGTAGTGCTGGGGGCCATTGCGCGGGCATCGATGGCCAGCGCGCAAGATTGCAGTTTTGGGACTGTTTGCGATTCGCTTAGGCGGGAACAAAGTCGTCAAGAACTAGAGCATTGGCGTCAGATGCTTGAAATGAAGCGTCAGTTGGAGGAACAGCGACAACAGATGCAACGGGAGATACAAGAAATGCGGAAGGAACAACTTCATCTTCAGCCCAGAGAGCCGGTAATTATTGATCGCAGAATTACAGCTGATCAGGCCCTATGCATGCTCAAGAATCTTGAAAAACCTCGCAATGAGCAGTGGTCAACTTGCGAATGACTAATGCGCGGGCTCGCCAAATCGCTTTATCGTCTTTGCTTCCATCGCGGGTCTGACAATCGTGTCCCAATTCTGGGCCTTGAGCATGGAAGCAGCCATTTGGCGGGCGTCAGCGATGATCTTGTGCATCCGCTCGACGCGCATACCGGGGGGTTGTGCGTTGAAGGCCGGTGAGTTTACAAAGGCGTTAAGCTGCCATTTGGCATACCTGCCCGCGACCTGTGCATATTCATCGTATTGCTGATCTGTCAGCTCGATACCGACGACTTTGCGCGGTAGACGCCCGACACCCATGTGGAGTTCATTCATCGCCTTTACGACAGGATCGTTCTCGTAGTTCTGCACTGGCCCGCGCTGCGGAATCGGCTCTCCGAACATGTCGCGCTGCGACATAAGACTTTCAGACATCCACGGAACCTTGGCTTCGACTTCCTTCCACATTGAATCGAGGAAATTGCTGCCGTGGACATCGCGTCGATATGGATCAATCCAAGATAGCTTTGCTACTTGTCCGAGTCCGACAGAAAAAGGAACCCAATTTGTGACCATCTGGGACAGATAGCGCGCGCCATATTCATCAGAATGATAGATGGCATCGATGAAATCCTTGACTCCCGTCAGAAAGCTTTCTTCAAGGATGGCACGTTCCACGCCATACATAAAATCCATAACGATCACATGGGCTTGCTCATCGCCCCATCCGCGCGCGGTTTCCGTCATATTGGCGGCGGTTCTCATGAGGATGCCAAGCGCCCCGAGGCGGGCGTAATTCAGCGAAACGTTACCGATCTGGATGCTGTTCGGGTGATGATTGAGAAGCCACACAGCTCGCTTTTCCGGGTTGCTGGGACCATCGCCGGTGGCCATGCCATCCAGCACCATTCCGGACATAACGCCCATCAGAGCTGTTCCGGCAATGATCTGGCCGGCCTGCATTTCGCGGGCGGCATTGCCGTTCTCTCCCCTCAGATTTGCTTTTACCTTTTTCTCGAATAATCCAAGCGGTGTGCTTTCGATGATGCCGGTTCGGACGATCTGCGTTCCAATCTTGACGAACGGAAGGAGGATTTTAGTTGCGACGTTGCGATTACTGAAGCGGCTGAGGTCACCTTCAATGCTGTTGTAATCCGTTGGGGCCATGTAGAGGTCTTTACGGGCCTGGGTTGAGGCTTTCTCCATCATGTTTTGTGTCGGACGGTCAGAGGCCTCGGTCACACGGTTGGTGAAGGCGTCGCCGCTCAATCCTTCCTTCATCGCCTCTCGATAGGCCATGCCGTGGATTTCCTGTTCGTAGCGCAGGGCGGAAAAGAAGCCATGAATCGCGCCGACGCTTTTACCAGGAAGACCGAGGATATAGCCGGCTTTCCCGGGAATCGGCGGCATAACTGGTTGCGTTCCGAACATGTCGGGCACAGTCTCGCCGGGCAGATGCGGATTGGTCCCGGTGCGCCAGCCTTCGAGGGCAGCTCGCAAACCTTCTCGTGATCCCTTTCCCCATGCGTAGAGTTGAGCGCCAGCCTCGCCCATGTAGACGCGTTCCGCATCGCGTTCATAACCTATCATCTCTCTTGTGCGGCCATACGCGGCAGCGGCGGGAATCTTGACCAACGGCGTCCAAAGCGCTGTTAAGGCGTTACCAACCGCATAACGCAAATGCGTAATAGGCCCTGAAATTAAGGCATTGACATAATAGAAGATGACCGCCTGCTTGATTTTGCCAGATCGGGTATCTTCGATAAAGCGGCCGACCTGCTGCGGAGTTCGCAGGTTCGAGCCTAGGCGGGCCATCTCTTGAAGCTGGAACAGCGTACGGCCGGTGTTCTCCTTAAAGAAGGAATCAAGCAAAGCGACGTTTTCTTGGCCGGGGATGTTTTCCCGGAAAGCGCGCAGCGAACGTCCCGCCTCTGAGGTCGCTTGGGCGACCTTGGACTGAATCATCTCATGGGTCGAGATTGCTTCGGCCATCGCTTTAACGGCCTCGATCGAGCCGTCTTTGGCCGCGATCATCGCATCGCGAACAGCAGTCGCGGATTGGACGAGCAAGCGCCGGGCGGCGCGGATTTCCTCCACGCTGAAGGCTTCCCCGATCTTCTTGCGCTCAAGATAGGCCGGGTCCATGCCGATGGCGTCGGCAAGTTGTAGCGTCTCAATGTCGGATAAGACGCCGCGGCGCTCGGACATGAATTGGTCATTGGCCGCGGCAGCGTCCTTAATGACCTTCGTCACGTCATCGGGGGTCTGAAGCTTATCGAGCCGGATATTGCCAGCCTTGTCGATGAGGGCAGATTTCGGGCCGGTGAATGGGGCGTTAGCAGTGGCCGGCGGCTCGCTCGCTACGGCTGGCGCTGCTTTTCCCGTTCGTGCGCCAACGCTTTCAGGTGGAGCTTCACCGCCGCTCTCGACAGCAATTCGAGTTCCCGCAGCGCCACCGCCTTCTCCGGTTGGTGCTTCGGGTCCAACGCCTCCACCTGGAGTTTCGGGATGTTCCGCCGATGGTGCGCGATCTGCCGATGATGGTGGGCGATTTTCTGATCCGATGAGGGCATTCTGCTCTTCCGGTAACAGATTTTTGGCCGCAACGGAACCGATATCTTGTTCAACAGCTTGTGCAGTGGCCGCAGCATGTTCCGGAGGGACTGTATCGGCCTCCGCCAGCCGCTGCGTGCCAAGGCTTTGCGGAGCTTCCCGTTCCGGGACAATCACCGTTCTCGCGCGCTCAGGTTGAGCCGCTAGCATACGATCGAAGACATGGGTAATGTCTTCATTGATATACGCCCCCAACCCTTTGATGGTCTGGTAGATTTTCAGAAGCCAATCGCTGAACTTAGCAAAGACAGAGGCTAGTTCCTTCGACGGCGCCGTGCCTTCTCTCAGATATTGCTCGAAGCCACGGGCGAATTTCTCGTGAGCGCGAGTGGTGATCTTGTCGCCTTCCTTGACGCCAAGCCATTGGCGGGTCGTCGCCATGTCTGCCTTGAGCTGATCGGGGGCAGCTTCGTGCTGGGCATCCTTGGCCATCTGCTCAAGGAAATCGTGGCCGAATTCATGAATGGCAGTCGAGGCATTGGCGTCCCGCATCAAGGTGATGATGGGACGGCGGCCTTCGATGAGGTTGATCTTGCCGCGGGCGGATTGTTCGAACGTTGCGCCGCCTTCGGTAAGCCGCGAATCGATCTCTTCCAGAACCTTCTTTGCACCATCGTGCAGCGCTTCAATCTTCGATCTCAACTCCTGTTTGAGTTCGGCGATACGCTCCGGCTCGCTTTCCTCGGCAAGTTCGACCGCCGTGTCGTGAACGTCCTGAGCAAGATCGTCGATACCCCATTTGATGACTTTACCCTGATCCGTTTGCCGCGATACGGCCCTCTCAACCGCCTCCGCTCCATCGGCCGATAGTTCTGCGGCTGGATTATCTAGAGATGGAATTTCCTCGCGTCCGAGCATATTACCGGCGCGGTTGGCCACTTTGGCGATCTGCTCCCGCAAGGTTTGCGCGTGCCCGGCGGCATTCGCGCGTTCATCTTCGATATCTGCCTCTGCACTGAATACCTCATCGGGTTTGAGCGTCGCGCGTTGCTCCGGAGTGATCGCAGCGATATCGGCCTCATGCCCCCGGATCGTGCCGACAGATTCGGATAAATCGTTAATAACTTGGCCGATATCCTCGGCGGCTGACCCGAATTTCATTCGACGCATGGTGGCGGAGAGGACTTTCGGATCGTTCCATGCGCGCTCGACCGCCTGCGGTGCCAATCCCTTGGCTGGTTGAGCCTGCGTCAGCTCACGCTCGTGTGACTCCCTCAAATATTCCTGCTCCGCCTCGTCAAGTTCTTCCGGTTTCGGCTCATAGCCTTGCCGATAGCGCTTGCGCCCGCGGGCTTCATCCGCAATGGCTTCGTGCAGTTCTTTGATTGTGGCCTGCTTGCCGGTACGTTCGACGTTCTCTGCGAGGTAGCCGGCTTCAGAGGCAGCCTCGCGGGCGCGATCCTCCGTCATGCCTCCTTCGCGGAAGAGGCGACCGAATCCGGGAACGAAGTCTTCCTTATCAAGGGTCGCGCGGAGGTCTGCCGTTTCCTTCAAGCCGCCGCGATGGGCGAGGAACTGCAACAGCGAAAGCTTTTCCTCATTCACCTTCCTGGGCGTTTTGATGCGCGGCGGCAATGGACCTTGCTTCGATCGCATGCCTTGACCGAGGATTTCTGCGCCTTCCTCGCGGTAGAGGTCTTCAGCAGTCCCACGGGCGCCTTTGAAGAGTGCGGCCCTGGTCTCATAGCGGGCGGCGATGAGCGCGCCTGCGGCTTCGGCTTCCTCCTTCGGACGGCCAGCGCGCATAAGCTGACGGGCTACGTCTTCTCGGATGAAGACGCGCTGTTGCTCAATCGTGCGGGCTGATGTGGGTGCGGGTGCAGGCTGTGGCTCGCCAGGTGCAACGGCTCGTTCGGGCGCTTCGACAGGTGGGCGTGGTTCACCTGCGGGCGCGGCGACAGGCGGCGCCTCGGTTTCCGTGGGGGCGACGGGGGCGGTAGGTTTGGCATGCTCGGCCTCTCGCTTCAGAAACTCGGCTTCCTTGTGCGGATAGGGGTCAGTGTAGAGATTGGGCGGCGGATTATCGTGCGGTTCTTTCTCGATGCGCTCGGCGAGAACATGCATCTGATCCTGGTAGCCATTCCAGTCGATGCCATCGGCTTCGACGGCTCTCTGTTCGGCGTTCAGGGCTTCGCGATGGGCGGTCTCATAGGATTCGCCGCGCATCATGCGCTGGTGTTCGTCGAGCTCGTGGATCGTCAGGTACTTGTCGGGCGCGAAGGTCTTGCCCTTGACGATCATTTCCGCCGGAACGCGATGGTCGATATTGACCGGCAGTCCGGAAGGCGTGTTGCTGGCACCCGCGACGTAGGGGACGGTATTGGCGCGGTTAACGTTCTCTGGTGCCGCCGCTGCGGTTGCGCCCGACTTCAGCAATTTTCGCTGACTGGCAATCTCTGTGGGCAGTTCGCGATTGAACGTGAATCCGTGCTTAACTGATTGCTCGGGGTATTCCGGTTTGATCAGCGGATGATCTTCGGGAATGTCGACGTACCAGACTGAATTGCCATCGCGCCAATTTTCCGCGTATTTTCGGTTCGATGAAAACCACAACGGATGATCAAAGCTCTCGGGCTCGCCGCCGTGATACATGCGGACCATGCCAGGGGCGACGGGCGGCTCTGCCGCGGCCTGCGGTGCGGCTTCCGAGGCGCGGGCCGCCTCCTGCGGAGCCAACTCCGGGAACCGCTCCTGAGCGCCCCTATAGGCCGCTGAGACCTTCGGGGCGAGGTCACGCATCGCGTAGTCCGTCTCTTGCAGGCGCTGGCGAATCTTGCCCATATCCGCAGACTGCGCCGCCGTATGCTCAGCGATGTAGGCTTGGTTTTCTTCCAGAAGAGGAGGAAGGCGCGCCTCGTATTTCTTACGAAGGCGGTTTGTGGTGTCAGGATCGGCAATGCGGCGCCGAAGATCGGCGATTTCTTCGGCGTGCGGAGCCTCGGCGGCTACGCGTTCGTCTCGGCCTTCTTGCAATTCATCGATCCAGCGGCGGAAGGTATCGCGGCGCTGGGTGAGTGCATCGTATTCCTTGAAGGTATCAGGATCGATCTGGCGGGCAACGGCATGGATATCGGTCGGGCCCGGAGGTGGCATTTGAGCGCCTTGCGCGGCAGGTTCTCTAGATATTCCAGGCACTTCCGCAGTGGGCCCCGGCGGGACTGCGACAGTCTCCGCCGGGGCTGCCGCGGTCGGAGGCTCGACACCCGTAGGCTTGGCGCCTTCCTCAGCCAGTGGTGCCACGCCCTTCCATGCCGCTTCGCCTCCCGGGCCGATTACGCCAAGCTCACGAGCGCGTTGTAGTTCTGCTATGGCGGCGGACGGTATTCCGCCGCGGAATTCGAACGTTGGGAACGCCTCCGGGACGGCCGCGACTTCGCCAAACAGTTGTTTTGTGCTGCCGAGACCGTAAGTGCCGCCAAATCCAATCCTGCCTGGATGCTCCTTAGCTTGGATATCTGGCAATTCCTGCCCCAATTGTGCAACTGCGGCTTGGCTGCCAGCAAGAGCGCCAGACATCGCATGAGCGCCTAGGGTCCAATAATAAGCAGCGGGCCTCAAAAGGGCGATGTTGGCGGCCCTTGCAATGCTCTTCGAACGCTCCGACCAATCGTCAAATCCAACCCATTTCTTCAGATTTGCTTCCTCCTCTTTGCTTGTCGGCGTGGCAGGACCAACATCATTGGCGCCATGTCCGAAGGCATCGAGCACGCGCCCGGCCGAATGCCATACGGTTCCGACCGGCCCATCATTGGAAAACAAGAAATCCTGAATCGGAGAAGCGACGTTTGAGCCCGTGTTGATCTGGCGTTGACGGCGCACCGCATCATCCTGACGGGAACCGAAGGCTTCTTCGGCTGTCGGAAGCGGCCTGGGGCCGAAGGCTTCTTCAGCGGTGGGAAGTTCGTCAGGCATTATCGCGATACCGGGACGTGAACTTCTTCGGGAGCAGCCACCGGAGCGGCGGGCGCGGCCGGTGGCATCGCCCTAATCCATCCGTTCCGAATGCCAGCCTCCATTGCCTGATCATAGGTTATGTCGCCCCTATGGAGGGCGGCCTTTAGCTCATCCGCGCTTTTCGCCGTGCCGATATCGAATTTCTGCCGGGAAAACATGCGGCTGAAGAAGCCGGGTTCTGCTGGCTTTTCTTCATTGCCAAACGGATTGTCATGCTTGAGATCGGCGGCAATCTCCTGCTGTGAGCGCTTGAAACTATTGATTGAGTTAAGGACCGAATGCGGACTATCTATCGATAGCAATTCAGAGGGCGTGCGGCCTTCTTTTTTGCCCTTGTCGTAGGCTTCAAAGAAGTGCGGAAGCCATTGCATGAACAATTCTTCGCCGCGCTCGTCCTTTATGCCGTAGCGATCGTCCTTGCCGCTGATATGACGATAGGCGTAATCCTGAGCCCGCTTTTTCATTATGTTTTCGGCTTCTGTCTCCGGATTCTTCGGCTTATAGATTTCCGCGGAGAGCTTGTCGTAACCAGAAATGGTTAGACTTTTTCCTACCATCGGCAAGAGCTTGCTTGGATCGGTTATCTTTCCGGGGTCACCCTGCGGTAGATTAACGGCATTAAATGCTTCGTAGAAGCCTGGACCGTACGTCTGTGTATCGTGGGCCATGTCGGGCCGCTTAGGAAGATATGTCAAAAGTTTCTCAACCGCTTCTCGGGTGAGAAGACCTTTTTGCCCATCAGCGACTACTTGTGACGCTGTAATTCTTGGATTTGGGCTATTCAAATCACCTAAGATTTCAAGTGTACGCGCATCCGAGGCCATCTTGGCGGCCTTCTCTTGCGCTTTCTCGGCGGCGCTGTCGTCGATCACTCCCGCATGTTCGATTTCGGCCATCCGGTTGACCGTCGCGACCGCGGCATTGAATAGCTGCGGCCGATCGCGCAAATCGGGATCGTCCATGAGGCGCTGAAGCGCGACGGCCCGCTTCTCTTGCCATGACGGCATGATGGCGGTCGGCAGATTGCTCTGCGGCATGACCGGAAAAGCTGCGGCGGTTGGCGCTTCAGTCTGAGCGCTTGTCGAAGGCTGAAAGCTCGCTGGCATGACGCGTTCTGGCGCGCCTTGCGTTGGCTGAACTCCAGCGGCCGAGGCTCCCTGCCCTCCCTGCCATGCACGAACCTGCTGTGTCAGCCACGAAGGCCAGCCTTCCCCGACGCTGGTCCCGTGATAATCCGTTCCCCAGGCGGCCCGGTCGCCCTGACGTACATCGACATGAATGGAATTCGATCGTGGATAAAAGCCGAATCCGCCGACGCGCGGATCGGAGAGGAACTGACTGACGACGGCTTTCTGCTGATCCGGATTTAGTCCCGTAAGGGACACATCTATCGCATTGCCATGCAGGTGCTGAGAACCGCGGGCGCCTCCGACCGCAGCGTTGTGTTCTGGGGAGCGATATTCCGAGGTGACCCTGAGAGGCACGCCGACATTTTCAAGCGCCGCCGCGGCGTCATTCTTGACCGCTGTCGTGGTCGATGAGAGGTGTTGCGTTCCATGCCCGTAGGCTTCTTCGCCTCGCGCTCGGCCTGCCGCCGCAGTGAGACCGCTTCGCAGAAACGCATCTATCTTGGTACGGCTTTCCGCATCGATATCGCCCATCTCGGAGCGGTAGAATTGCGCAGCGGCGATATAACCGCCTCCCGGTCCTTCTTTGTTGGCGATGGCCTTAGTGATCTCCTCGGCATAATGGCCGCGCCCTTTCGCAACAAGCTGATCGAGTGCCGGGCCTTCATAGCCTTGCAACTCCGCTTGATTGCGCACCTCAAGACCGGCCCTGAAAAGCTTTTGCTTGGCAGTGATTATGTCGCCATTTGACGCGAATAGAACCGCCTCGTTACCGAAAGCCTGCTCAGAAAGCGTAGCCGTGTTCTTCTGGTAGGTCTTTTCCTGAGATGCGGCGTGCGATGAAGCGAGCTTATATTGCTCATCCAGAGAACGCCGCGTCTCCTGCATGAGCATCTGCTTGGTGTAGGGATCGGGGGCGTTAGCAATTGCGTCGTTGTACAGGCCTTCCAGGTTTTTCTTATGCTCCGGAAGGGCACGCTGGGCAGCAGCGCCTTGAAGCTGAAGGAACTGACTGCTGAGATCGGTTGCCTGATTCGTAAACGTGGAATGCAAGTCGGATGCACGGGTGCGGTCTTCTATCTCTCTCTGTTGACGAGCGATCTGAAAGCCTTCGTTGCTGACTTTCTCGACACTTTGACCAAAGCCTTCCAGCGAGCGCGCAACGGCACCACCGAACATATCGGAATCGGCGTGGATATTCTCGAAATCACCTCCCGGAGCGCCGGTCGGATCGCGCGATGGCAGCAATGCACTATCAAGATTGATCGGATAGCCGGCCATCTCTTATCCCCAATCCATTCCGTGGTCGACAAAGGACGCGGACGGCAAGAAGTCTGATCCTCCGCTGCCGCCAAAACTATTTTGCCATTTCAAATAGTTCCCGCCGACTGTGCTAGCCCCAGATAGCAACGAGCCGGCCGCGCCAATATCTCCCGCAATTTCCGCTTGTTTCGATTTCATCGTATCGAGTTGCGATTCTGCTGTGAAATTCCCGGCTTGCACTTCGTCGGCATAGGCTTTCTTCGCTGAATCCGACCGGATCGTCAGATTGTCCAGCATGCCCATTTCTTGGGTTCCGGCACGCACTGCGGTCGTTGATCCGGTGCCCACATCGACTCCGGAAGCCGCCGCATAGGCTTTCTCCTTGCCGATGATAGCCCGCGTCTTGAGGCCCTGATTGACGGCCGCAGCCTCTCCGGCCTGAGCATCCCAGACTTCATTTTGCCGAGCGATCTTTGCATTATTGGCCGCGACTTGCGCCTGATAAGCTGCTGCGGCCGAGGCGGCTTGGCCGCTCTCATACTGGCCGTATGCTGAGGTCGCAACTCCCAGCCCACCTATGACAGCCATCGAAACCGGATCAATGCCCATTTCAGACAGCCATCCAAAACTTGCGGAATTTCACGTTATGCGGCGGTGTCGCTTGCGGTTCGTCCAACGTAAATCCTAGCACCTGAAGAAATCGGCAAGCACAGCGATAATCAGCCGCCACAAGTCCTTCCAGTCGGCGCTTCCTGCTCATCATGTCCCAGACTTGCCCTCGGGCCTCACGAACGAAAGACAGCGGAAGCGTCTCGATGATCGGCGCGGTCAAGAGCCACGGATAGCCGATGTCGCCCAGCATCGAACCGCCCAAGCCCCAGACGGCCGCGATCTGCCCTTCGATCAGCGCGGTGCGGCGGAAGATCGCGTGCTTGAAAGACTTCCGCAGGGCTTCGGCCGGCGTCGTTCCAAGGCTTGTGACTTCAAGGCGATCGCCGTCGCGGAGATTGCGGGCGAGACGGTAGATATCAGCGATCTCGGCTTCACGGATGAGGTACATCCGCTATCCGTTCTGGTCGCCCACTTCGAAGGTTGGAACAAATGCGGCTATGTTCATAGGGAGAGGTAGAAGCTGCTGTGCCGCAACCATTCCTGGGCTCGCTTGCCAGCCATCCCAATTGGCCCAATCGTCACCGATCGGCATGAACTTGTCGCCGGAGAACAGCGGCAGCGCGGCCGTGGGAATTCCCGCATTCGGCACTTCCGGCAAATCCGTCATGTTCGACCATGGGATTTCCTGCTGGAAGTCGAGCGTCGAGGCCACTGGCTGATTTGCCCCGACTTGAACGCCACGGCTTGCTTCCAGCCGCACCGTGACGCCCTTCACCACCTTCCGCTTGCCTTGGATCGAGCCTTGCGAAGCTTCCTCAAGATGAAGCGCCTGCAACTGCGCCACGAAGGGCAGACCGATCTTGATCGAGGAAGCGGCCGTTCCGAGCGTAACGGTTCCGTTTACGACGGTGGTGAGCGGAATCACTTGCCCATCCGCCAATCCCGTGACCTGCATTCCCTCCAAGTGATTGAGATTGGTGATGACGGTGACGGGCGTGGTGATCGTCCAGTTTCCGGAAGAGGCGGGAATCGGAAGCTTGTTCGGATCGTTCGGAATCGTCTTGACGATCGGCACCGTGATGGCGGCAAGCACTTGGGAGGGCGTATTGACCGCACTGACGGTCGCCTGCCCGCCTCCGATACGGATCACATCGCCCGCAGTTGTGTTGCCAAAGACCGGCGCAGAAGCATTGAAAAGCACGTTCTGCGAGACGAATGGCACGAAGTTTGCACCGGCGCCGGTCGGATCGTTGATGATAACAAAGGTGCTCGGCGAATAGTTCTGGCCCTGCGCTACGATCGTGAAGCCATTCACCACACCAGCGGCTTGTGTAAAGGCGATCTGACCGCCCGTTCCCGTACCAGCCGGATCGATGATCTGGCCTGATGGATTCGTGTAGCCTTGCCCTCCATTGGAGACGAAGCCTCCGGTAATGTTTCCCGGCCCCACTGCGGTGGCTACTGATAGCGTAGCGTTCGGGGCTGGCTGTCCAAGCGCCAGGCCGGCGTCGATGCACCACGGCGCCTCAGGGCCATCCCAGAAACGATTGTCCATCCGCTCGATGTAATAGGCCCATTGGCCGATCGGCACCGAGGCGCTTCCGGGAATGAAGCGCTTCACCACGAAATATGGCACATCGACGGGCGGTTCGCTGGCGATGGCGACGCTTTGAAAGAGGCCGTTGGTATCATGTCTCGCCCAGCCGGCAAGCTGTTCCTCCTTGTCGTATGTCAAAGACAAAGCCTTGCCGTCGTCGCGCACGGCCCAAACGATTTTCCAAGGTATGCGCGACCATCCCCATGAGATGATCTGGAAACCTTCGAATAGTTGATTGGAGAGGACGGAGAGGTCGTTGCCGGCGTACACGTTGGAGAAGAAATTGTATTGAAGATCGCGGACCGTGTAGCCGAGTTCCTGCACATAGAGGATGTCGTAGCCGGCTCGGATCGGTGGCACGCGCGGGGAGAAGCCATAGGACTCCTGCGGTTGCGCGCTCTCGGAGGCGGGCGTGAGCGGCGAGCCTGCGCCCGACGTTCCGGCCACCTGCCACGCATCCAAGCCGGTAGCGACGATCAAGCCCCCAGGCATTGGCAGCGTCCATTGCACCGTGTTGACCTGTTGCGCCCAGGGTGTCATCACAATCGCATCGCTATCGATCGGCGGATCGGATGAATCCATGTTCGTAAATGCGCCGGTCTGAGACAAGAACATCGTGTCCGGATTGTTGAGCGTAGCGGAATAAATGCGCCGCTGCTGGAAATAGCCGGGGACTCCGGGGTAGGTACCGGTTTGCGGACCGATGGTGACGAAACCTGTCGCGCCCGTTCCTCCTCCGGAATCGGAGATAACGAGGGCGTTTCCTGGCAAATAGCCTCCGCCTGGATTCTCCACGATGAAACCCACGACTTCGCCAGAAACGATGATTGGAATGATGATTGCATTGGAGCCGGTCGCCGTGGTGATCGACGCGGATACGGTCGCCTGAGTATAGCCGGTGCCGTTGGCCGTGACCGTACCGCTTATGATCTGGCCGCGCGAAAACGGATTAAGATGAAGCGGCGGCGTGACCGTAAAATCCGGCGACACATTATTGTCAACGAACTGCGTACCGACCGCAGAACCGGCGAAGCCGAATGCTGATCCGATCGGAACACTCTGGGGTGGATTATTACCCGGCGTTGGCCCTGTGTTCCACACCGCGGCTGGCGCTTTGTATACGTTGTAGGAAACGGCACCGGATGTCGCAGCCCACGTCACGGTAATTGATCCGGCCGTAATGGCAATATCGACCGATGATACGGCGTTTGTGCCATTGGGTGTATAGGCGATGGGCGATGCAATGCTTTCCTCGCCATTGATATCGATCGCGGTGACGCAGAAGGCATATTGAGCGGCAGGCACGTTAAAGGCGTTGCCAGTCCCGTTGTTGGCTACGGTGGTCGAAGGCACAGCGACGCACGAGGTGGGCGCGCCGATCGCCGATGCGAAAGTGGTGGTGACGAAATTCCAATTGTTGGCTGCTAACCTCGAAAGATCGGCCGGCTGATATTCAGTACCGGTCGCCTGATTAACGCAGCATAGCGTCATCACATCTGCGGATTGCACGACCTTGAGATATTGCAGGTCTGGAAGCGCATAAGGAATCTGCCGATTGGTGAAGAGGCGAGCGAAGGTGCCTCCTGAGACGTAGGCTCCGAAGCCGATAGAATTGATCGGATTGTTGAAGAGGCCATTAAGCGTGAACGTATTAGTCGTCGCGCCCGCGACGACGAATGTCCTGGAATTGAGCTGCGTCATGCCGACGAAGCCGTTCCCGAAGACCCAATCTCCGTTTACGAAGCCATGGGCAGCCGATGTGACGACCGCAGGATTCGCCTGGGTGACATTGGTGACGACCTTCGGCGTTTCGAGAACGAAGCCGCCGTTAGCAATCACCCGCATATAGGGTGTGCCATTGACGTCGACGCCAAATTCCAAAATGTAGGACTGGAAGATATTGAATTGAAATGTCTTTAGAACTGGCGGCAACGAGGACGGAGAGGCCGGAGTGAGAGATTGACCAACCCATGCCAAGCCAGCGCGCGACGATCCTGGTCCCTTGTACGAGACGAAGCAGTTCCGCATGACGGAACAGCCTTGCTGTACTTTCTGCGCTTCGACCCTTCCCCAAGTACTGGGCGAAAGCTCGCCGCTACTAAAGGAGGATTTTATTAGGGTGACCGTCAATAGGAAATTCCGTCAGGCATGCCGATCGCCGCCCAATTCGCAATGAATGGACCGCTTGTCTCTCCAGAGAAGAGACCGCTCCAGCCAGCCCCGACATTGCGGGCCTCCATCCAATCCACACGGATATCGCTGGTTGTAATCCCCTCATTGCCATCAGACATCCTGGCGGCGTTGATCAGCCCCACCGCGAGTTGCACCCGCATGGATGTGAGAGCTTTATCACCCGTGATCGGTAGCGCGAACCATGCTGCAAGCGTGCCGATGACGGCATTCTGCAAGCTCGCGTCCCATAGATCGGGGTTGGCGATGCGCGCCGTATAGACCCCTTGGGCAAGCTGAGCGTTGGTGAGAATGACCTTGACCGGATTTCCGTCCATGTCCCTGTCGATGGCGGGAACGAACGGCATGGATGTGGTAACGAGGGGCATATTGATTGCCCCGAGGTTCGTCATCAGTGCTGTGGTGACGGAGCCGGTAAACTGCCGCGGTTGCGGCATGACAAAACGCAGCAAGAGGCAATCGTCGGGATACTCATACTCATAAAGCCAAGGGATCGGCGGGAGCGGCAGCGTCGTGCCGGCGGGATTCTCAGGCGTTCCAGTGGCGGCCTTCAGCAAGGTCAGCGCTACTTGCACACGGGCGGAATTCCAATGCGCGGCCCGAAAGACGGCGTCCGTCTGCGTCTGATAGTAGAGCGCGGCCGTCGCGGCAGCAACACTGTTCGGAGGCGATGGCGGACTGATGCTCGTGATGCTGGCGATGCCCGGGGTCCCCGAGCGTCCGAGCTGGCCGAGGGCCATGCTGCAAAGGTCAACGGGGCTGGTCATAGGATCAGCAAATCCCGCTGGCGGCTGCGCCGACTGCCGTCAGATAAATATTCGTCCTGTGGCAAAGATTGGTGATGTCCGTTTGCGTGAGGCCGCCACCGATGCTTGCCATGGCAATCTGCTTGCCGCTGCCATTTATCGCATTTCCGCTATCATTTGTTGCAAGCACATAGAGACTGAAATTCTGCGCCGCGGATGTATCCGCTGCCGTGATGGCCAGCGAGGCGTTCTTGTATCCCGTCATCGTCGTCGATACCGTGCGGTTGCCCAAATAATGACCGGTCGAATCCGTATTGGCAAATACTGTAAAATTGAACGCGCTATTGTTGATATCAACATAGAAATTATCGTCATTAAGCCGCGGCCTTAACCGTGTGAATCCGACATTAGCTGTTCCGATGGCGTCTCCGCCGCTGCTGTCTTGCGTATTGGTCAAGCTCCATACCGACAAGTGAGCGCTGTCCTGCGCATAATGGCCACCCGAACTCGACGGAATATATCCCGTGTCTATAAACCGGGTTGGCGTTGCCGCATCGTTTCCTGTGTAACCTTTATTTTGAACCCACGGAGGGCTTCCGCTTGCAGTTCCGTTAAAGCTCGCGGATACAAGATTAAGGAGCGAGGTCGGAGCATTTTGCGTCGCAAACATGTAAAGCACATCGAGCTTTGCGAACACGCCGTCCACGACCAGGCCGCAAATGAAGTTCGAATACCCGTCGATATGGACCCTGTCCAAGCCTGATGTACGGGCAAGAAACGATGTTGCCTGCGAACATGTAAGCGGCGTCGGAATCGATACATTGCTGACCGTGCTGATACCGCCATCAAAGTTTGCGATGTTGCCGCCCGTCTGTGGCGCGATGGCGAATGCCTTTACGGAGAATATTCCCGAACTTCCGCTTTGGTAGGCACCGGCATCATTTGTCCCTTTGGGGAGATAGAAAAACGCGCTCGGAAACGCATAACCGATAGCGGGAGATGTGGCTTGGAGATGCAAATTTCCGATTGTCGCGCTCGTTTCATCGACGTAAAAAGGGTCCTTGTTCGGCTTATTATTGGCATTAACCCAATACGTCGTATCATTATTAAATAATTTAAGTCCACCTGAACCAAAAATGACATTATTGAAATATATGAGGTTCGTATCGACCAACCTGCCATTTCCGGCTATCATTGAATTTGTGCATTGATTGCCGCCGAAGCAGTACGGATTAATCGTATCGACTGCATAGGCGACGTTGCTGTACCAGGCTCCATTTATTGTTCCGGATTGACTAAGATCAGCGACTAATCCCTGAAAGCTGAGATCAAGCCCATTGTGATATGTCGAGTTATTCGCGACCGTCGTATAGTACGTCCCGAACATATGGACGCCACGACCGCCGTTGAACTGTGAATCGTTGAACGAGACCAATGTCTGGTTATTGACATAGTTATAATCCTGCGTTCCCGTTCCGCCACAGGAGACGCCGCAGAACGTATCCATGATGATGCCGTTGCCGTCAGAATGGCCTCCATTTTCTGTATAGAAAATATAGGTGCCGCCGGCTTGCGTGCATGTCGCTGGCCTCGTCATCGTAATAGTGCCGGCGACGATTGAGCTGATATACGTCATCGGCTGAACACATGGTCCTGCAATCAGGGTCATCGGCACGAGCGTCGCCGCAGTCATTGCCTGACTGCCGACTGTCTGTGAATTGTTGATGGTCCAGGTCGTGCCGGAACCGCCGGTTATTACCGTGCTCTGGCTGACGGCCGTCGATGTGGCGCCGCTAAGCACCTGTCCCACGACGAGAGCCGGAGAAGCCGGGGCAGTCAATGTCGTGCCGGCAATCGATCCGGTGAACGAAACGGACGTTCCGGCCGACGCCAAAGTATCGAGCGTGAGATTGGAATGAGTGCTTGCCGTCGTGGTGAACGATGCTGCAAAGCTGGTGCAAAGCGGGCAACCGTTGTCATGCACAAAATTGAATGACACGATATTATTGAACGGCGCAATCGTGAGGTCGGCTGCGGTACGCGTATAGGGTGGATACGGATTGAGGTTGTCGCCTAGACGCTTCAGGGAGACGTAGCCGATGCCGGAGCCCTGGAAGCTGGATTGCCACGCGTTGTTGTATATTTCATTGTGGATGGAAAAATAATACTCGCTATCCTGAAGCCCGATTCCAGCCTGATTGCAATTGTGGATTTTGTTGTTGAGAATCCACAGATGATGACTTGGCGTCGTCGTGCTCGGAATGCTGGACACGATGCACGCCACGGCTCCGCCGAAATATGAGTTTGGATCGATTCCGCCGTTGATGTCGAATCCATCGATGACGACATAGGGCGCGGTGACGGCCCAGAAATTTCCAGTCGCGCCACCGCTATTGGTGATCAAACAGGCATTGAGCGTCTGGCAGCGATAGACGACATAACCCGTCGGCGCAGCAAGATTGCCGCCCCGCGAGGTCGTAAATGCGGTTGTCCAAACATACGTGCCGGCTGCGACGTTGATGCAATCGCCTGGGGAACGGGTGAGCGCATTAGCATGTTGAATCGTAAGCCAGGGAGCACCGATGCTTCCGTTGTTGCCATCGTTCCCGGTCGTCGCGACGTAATAGTTGGTGACGCAACTATAGATTAGTCCAATCCCGCCGCTATAGGTCGGATTGGCCAGCAGAGAAGCGCTCGGCCCCGGAACCTCGACGGCCCCAGCCCTCAATACCGACAGCAGTAGAAAAAACAGGATTCTACTGAATATCGACATAGATGCTGTCTCCCGTGGTCGAGCATGTCGCGAAGATGACATCCTGATTCACGAACGGAAAATAGCGCGTATAGGCTTGCCCTGGATTTAAGACTATCGACGCCGAAGCGACCGTTATGGTCTGCCCTTGCACGGTAATGTTGCTTGATGTCGTCGTTGTGCCAGGGGTGATAGATGGCTGAATATTATTTCCGAATATGACATAGCAAACGTCAGTCCCGGAAATTTGATTATTTTGTATCGTCAGCGAATGTCGCGGATTCGGAATGGCCGGCGATGCTGTCGCGAACGGCATTATGATCTGATAGGTCAATCCGGTCGTGATGGTTCTGGAATAATTGAACGATTCCGCATTGATCGGCGGATAGAAATTGATCTGGGCCATCAGGGCTGTGATGCCGAGCCCCGCCGCAAATCCTCCAACACCAACAAACTTCGCAGCCGTCTTATTCATCTCAATTATTCCTTCGCCGGAAGTACCGGCTTCTGCCACACGTCACCGATCAGCACTTGATACAGCGGCTCGTCGACGCATTCGGGTGGCTTGCGCACGTTATCGTTGAGGGTGTCGATTACCTCATGCGCTGCAACGACGGTGCGATGCGGCCCGATCTCGTGATCATCGAGGTGGAACACATAGCCGGGCTCGCGGATTTCGCCATGCATCTGGGCGCGGGCGCGAAGACGGCAAGTCTGAGTCATGATTTCACCTTCACGGTTGTCCAGACGCCATTGGTGAAGACCTGCACGAGACTTTGTTCCGTACCCTTACTGCCATTAGAGGAGATCGCGGTCGTGCGGGTGGCAGTCGTCGGCGTGCCGGGCGGCAGGATGGTTCCCGCCGGAACGTTCGTATTGCCGATATTGGAGGCAGTGAGCAGCCGCACGCTTCCGCTTGCAGGTGCGATTGGCGTTGGAATGACGACCGGGATAACGACAGGAACGACGGGGGCCGCAACCGCCTTCACGTTGCCGTTGAGCACAAAGTTGTCGGCGACCTGAAGCGTCGTGCCGGCCGGCTGCAACGACCCAGCAATAACGCAGGTTCGCAGGATGAGAATGAACATGACGGCTAGTTAAGCCCGGGCGTCAGGTTGGTGACGGCGGCCGGTCCAGATGCCGGAACCGTTACGGATACTCCACCGCTGACAGCACCCGGATTGACCGGAGTTGAGTTATCGTTGACCTGTACGACAAAGGTGTGCGTTCCGGCACTCAGCGTCGGTGTCGTACAGGCACTAGTTGCCGTCGTCGGCGGTACGGTCACTGGGCATGCAACAATCGTCCCAGGCTGCCCTGGTACGGGAAGCGTCGCGTCATAGACGACGAAAGCGCCGATCGCCGTCAGCGGCAGCGCCGTACTGTCCTGCCGCAGGGTCGGCCACGTCCACGTCAGGGTGACGGTGTGTGCGTTGGCGGCGGTACTGATCGCGAGGCCAAGGGCGCACAACGTAGTTAAGCGCAGGGTTTCCCACATAGTTGAGCTTCCTTTTGTTCCGCAATCTGATAATGCGCGTGCCAGGGTCACGCGGCATCTTCATCTTCTTCCCTGGTGCCGCCATAGAAACGGCCACGCCTAGCCTCCGAACGCTCCATGGCCTCCGTAGCCGGGTCTTCCTGCTCGGTCACATCCATGTCGATGATTTGCAGCTCGACGCGGCACTTGCCGGTAGACGCGTCCTTGTGCGCGCTGGTGACCATGGCAGTTGCCGTGAACTCGATATAATCGCCGGGCGCCGGCATATCGCCAGACAGGCCGAGCTTCTCGATCAGCTCATCGTCGAGGCAGATGCAGCAGCCATAGGGATATTGCGGGGCAGATGATTGCACCGCCATCGATGGCAAGCCCATTTCGTGCTGCTCAGCGGGAGTTCTGGCAAGGCTGACCATTATTTTCTCCGAAATGAATGTTCTAGCGGACCGGGCTTGATACCGGCTATGCGGGACCATCAGCAGTGAGCGCAGTCCCATCCCCCTCAACTGGTCTCACCGCAACAGTATGACCGGACTTTGCCACCGCAGGAAACTCGCCTGGACATCTTCAAACCAGCAGGCTCTGCAAATGGCCGAGTAACCCGACAGTAACCCCTGCGGCCTCACACTTGGGAGCGTGTTCCTTCCACGCCGCCGCTAGAATTCTTATGCCGCATTCGGCTGCGCGACCGCGGCTGGCGTGCCGGCTGCTGCGCCTGCGCCGGCTTGGTTCATCGCACCGGGCGCAGGCTGGCCCCCCATAGCTCCGGCACCGGGCGCATTGGCCATCTCGTCGTCGTGACGCGACGCCATCGACATGAGTTCTTCCTCATGCTGTTTGTTGAGCGCATCGCGGGCCTTGGAGTGACGGCCATGAGTTTCGCTACGCTCCTGCGCGTGCCGCTCGTGCATGTTGTTGGAATGGCCACCTCCGCCATCCTTCTTGCCGTCTTTTTTTCCGTAGTGATCGCGGAGGGCCATGGTTATGGGTCCTTTACGGATTGAGAACGGCAGTGATCGTCGCCGGATTCGGGTTGGCGAGAACTGCCGGCACCGTTACAGAGGCGACATTCGAAGCTGCCGACATATGCCCGGTCGTGTCGTTTACGACCACGTCGAAGTTGTGAACGCCGACGCTGAGAATATCGGTCGTGAAACTCGTCCCGGCGCCCTTTACAGTGCCGATCGCCACATCCGGAGTCGGCGACGTAAGATCGAAGATATCGGTGTGATCGATCTCGTCAGGACCGAAAGAAGTCCCATCCGTTCGTGCGGTCGGAAGGACGATCGTAATCGTTGCGGTAGCCATAGGTTGTTTACTCCTCGGGTTATAACGGAGGTGAAGATCGAGCCGCCTGATGAAAGCCGGCTTCGGTGGAACCTTGGATGGCGGTGGATGATGGTGGAACGGCCACCGCATGTTTAATCTTTCTGTTTGTCGTACCATTTAGCCCCGCGGGGCTTCGAATCGAAGCGAACGCAATATCCATCCGGACTGATCACGCCAGCAACGCCTTGGCAGGCATCGGGCGGCAGGAAGTGTCTACATCCGCGGCAACTATCCTTGCCGCTCGGTTTGTTCTGGTAGCGAACTTCCTTCTGAGAAAACTTCGCCATCTATCCGGACTTGTGGTCGTACCACTTCTTGCCTTTGGAAGCCTTCATGCCGACCTCGGCGAGGCGCGCCTGCTTGCCGAGTTTGCCGGGCGCATCTTCCTTCTCGCTAGCGAATTGCGCCGTGCTCTTGCCGGCCTTCGCAGCCTTGGCTTTGAATTGCCCATGACTTCCGGCGAAAGCTGCTTTCATCCAATGCTTGGCCATCGGTTACCTCGGAGAGGGAAAGGCTAGGTGGCCGCTCGATAGGAGGCATCCGATTAGCGCAAAGCAAATGTAAATCACGATGATCGCAACGAACGCCCACACGACGATGTTGATTGCCGCCATGATGACGCTGCCGCTG